TAAGAGCCTACAGTAAATGCGTGGTATTTATGGTTAACTTGAGCTAATGGGTTACCATTTTGTTGTACGGTACCAGTGCCTTTTGTAACTAAGTTAAGTGATATGTTTGCATCTGTTCCTGATGTGCCTGATATTGCTGATATTGATGGAGCAGAACCAGAGGCAGCACCCTGAACTTGCAATAAGTTTCCTGATGATGATGCGTTTGTATTGCTAATTCTAAATGATTGCACATTGGTTGCAGCTTGTCCATAAAAAGCAATATATCCTGTGCCTTTAGTTCCAATAGCAAAATTTGGACTTGCATCAGAACCTGTAAATGATAGTCCACCTAATGCACTTGATGCTGCACTTGTAGCACTACCCGTCACCTGCACATAATTAACTGCTGATGCTGTGTGGGCTACATTAAACTGAATTTGAGAGCCACCATTAGTTAAAAATGTTATTGAACCTATTCCTTTAGATGTAAGCCTTCCTGATACATTAGTGTCTGTTCCTGTAGCAAATAAAAATGGAGTATTTCCAGCAATTCCACCAGCTGCAGCCCAATAATTAGCAACAGTTCCTGCTGATTCATAAACTCTAAAACCTTCTCCTGCTGGAGTATGAAATGACATTGTAGAACCAAGACTTCTAACAATCGTTCCACTACCCACAGTTGCATAAGCCGCAGCACCACTACCACCACCACCGCTAAAGGTGATTGTAGGTTGTTCTATGTAGCCTGAACCTGCGGTAGTGATTGTTGGTGGCAATACTTCCCAACGCATATTTAATGTGCAGCCTGTTCCTGTGCCACCTGTTGTTGATGCTGGACTTGCTGGTAATACTGAATATGTGCCAAAGTTTGTTGTATTATTTCTTGTGACTTGAGTAACTACACCTGCTGAAACACCAGTAACAATAAATTGAGCTACTTGAGTAAATGTTCCGCCAACTAAAGTTAATACATCGTTAAGTGTATAGCCTGTTCCGCCATTTGCAGGAGTTACTGCTGTGCCTGATTGGGCGGCCATCGTTATAGCTAATACTGCTTGAACACCTCCAACCGTAGTTGGTGCAGTAATTGCTACAGTTGGAATTGATGTATAATTTGCACCTGGAGAAACTCTAGTAACCGCTGTTACTGTTCCACCATTACTGATATTTACACCACTAGAACCTGCAGCTAAATCTATAGCTCCAGTGCCTTTAGGTTGAATTGCCATTGATATATTAGTATCAGATCCTGCAGCAAAATATTGTAGGGCTTTTCCAGTAGCATTTCCTGACATGCCATGATAATTGACAGTAGATGAAACGTTAGCTACTCTAAGCTGTTCACCGCCTGATGTTTTAAAATTAATTGGTTGTGAGTTTGCAGTTTGAAAAGCTAAACCTTGAGCAAAGCCACTAGGACTAAACTCAATGTATGACATATCAGTTGAATCAATACGCATGCCTAATCTTAGACTAGCTGTTGTCCAATCAGTACCAGTTGCATTACGGAATTGACTTGCTCTTAACCATATTGAATTTGAATTTGATCCTTTAGCGGCAAATAACTCTGCAGTATTACCTGTTGTACCGCCAAGAGTTGTTGGAGTTAATACAGCTACGCTTCCTGTACCTTTACCTTGAATTTGCATTGGCACATTTGTATCAGAGCCTTGGGAAGATAAAATTACTCCTGTTGCTGATCCTGTTACTGAGCCTGTTGCTTGAAGAAAATTAACTGAAGAAGCTATATGGTTAACTGCAAATTGAGTAGCTGATCTTGCCCCATTTGTAGAAAAATAATGAGCATATCCACCAGTTGTATAATAGTCCATAGCCTCATTAGTAACACCAAGTCTTACGCCTGATGATCCTGAAATACCTCCTCTAACTTCAAGATACCTATTAACAGTTCCTGATGCAGGATCAATTAACCTCATTGTTTCACCACCAGGAGTAAAAAACGACAAGCTAGATCCAAGAGTTTGTATCTTAGGTACGCCACCCACAGTTGCATAAGCTGCAGCACCACTACCGCCAGAAGCACTAAATGTAACCGTTGGTTGTTCTATGTAGCCTGAACCTGCTGCTGTTATTGTGAATGTAGTATTTACACCAAAACTTAAAGTAAATGTTGCACCTGTTCCTGCACCACCTGTAACTGATACAGGATTAGTTGGTGCTACTGTATACGCTCCGCCTGTAGTTGCTGTAACGGCTGTAATTACACCTGATGAAACAGCAGATACCGTGCAAGTTCCTGCACTTGTAAATGTTCCACCTACCATTGTTAATACATTACCTACAGCATATCCTGTTCCACCACCAGCTACTACATAAGATGCTACACCTAAAGTGCAAGTAGCAGTAGCTTGAACTCCTCCTGAAAGTGTAGGTGCTGAAATTGCCACTGTTGGATTAGATGTATATCCACTACCACTATTAGTCCTAGTAATAGCTGTTACTGTTCCACCATTACTTATATTTACACCACTAGAACCTGCAGCTAGGTCTATAGCACCTGTGCCTTTAGGTAAAAATACCATTGAAATATTTGTATCAGAACCTGCAACAGAATATGATGGAGCTTGAGTAGTAGATGCGCCTGATAACGAAATATAATTTGCATAAGCATATCCAACTTGATGGTAGTATTGTGTTTTAACTCCACCACTTCCTTTTCCTGCTAAATATAAGTGTGGATTAGCATCACTACCTTGTGCAGATATAAGTGGGAATCCACCTGTAGCCGCACCTGTTACTTGAACATAATTGACAGAAGTTCCAGTGTGCGTAATTGCAAACTGCTCACTATTACCTTCACCATTTGTTTGAAATCTGATTGCTTGGCCTTGAGAATTGTATATATTAAATCCTGATGCGCCAGTGCCAGCTGCTCCAATACTTGCTCTCGTAGCTGCACCTACTCCACCTCTAGCTGCTACATAAATATCAGCCGATGGTCTGTCCCAAACTTGAAATTGTAATGTGCTACCACTATTGGTATAAAAGTTTAAGTTTCCGTTGCCCTTACTTGCAAAGCCTAATGCAACATTTGTATCATTTCCTTGAGAAGTTAAAAATGGTTGGTTGCCTGTAGAGGCACCTTGAACTTGCAAGAAGTTTACAGCGGATGCAATTCTAGAAATTGCAAATTGAACAACACTAGCATTAGAGTCTGAACAGAATGAATGTCCTCCGCTTCCTTTTGCTACATATAAACCTCCAATATTTCCATCAGAACCTTCAAATGAAACTCTAGGTCTATTTGATGTTGTAGCGCCTGTTACTTGAACATAGTTTACGGCAGAGGTTGTAGATACAATTTTAAATTGTTCAAGTCCGTCTGTTGTTGGACTGCCTCCTGTTCTAAATGAATAATGGTCGGCATTAGAAAACCATAATGCTTTATCTATGCCAAACCTAATTCTTCCTAATCCACTTTTAGCCCCAGTCATTCTTAATTGACCAGCTATAGGATTTGGAGTATCGTCAATTACTTTAAATACTGTTAATCCTGCTGTTTCAAGATTAACTGCACCTGTGCTAATAGCACTTAATGTTAAGTTGTCAGTACGAGCTGTGACTTGTGGTGTTATGACATTAGTGAACGTACCTACAGTTCCGCCTTCAATTTTTTGCCAAGCAGATCCGTTGAATATAGCCCAATCGCCTACATCCCATGTGGTTGTTCCGTTTAGATCAGTATTTCCTGCGACAGAGACTACATAGTAGTAGCCTTGGACACCTACGCTTGAGACTAGTGTAGGCGTGTTTGTAGAAGCGTCCCAAGTGCCTTGATAAGTCAAAGCACCTAGTGCGCCTAATGAAGACCATCCATTGCCAGTCAGAACATAATTCTCTTGGCCAATTAATGGTTGTGGAACCTCTCCCTGTATCCCGTTTAAAGACGCAGTGGGAGGCGTGAAGGTGCCAAAGTCTACGACACCTGCATGCGGTGCTACGGACATTACAGACTCTTAATAAATGCTGTATGCTTTGCTATTAAATCTGCTCTATCTGCTTCTACTTCTTTTTTGATGGCATCTGCATCTGCTTGTGTTTTAGCTAATTGAGCTTGTTGATCTTTTAAACTATTGTTTAAATTATCGTAGTCTGTTTTAGCTTTTTTAACTTCACTAGCACTTTTACGTGCTTCTGCTTGAGCAGCTTTTGCATCATCAGCAGCGGCTTGAGCTTCAATAGTAAGTTGTTCTGCTTTAGCTTTTGCATCTGCAAGAATAGCATCAGCAGTTGCTTGTGCTGTTTTAACAGTAGCATCAGATTTAATTTTAGCTTCTTCTAATGCAGTTTTAGCTGCGGCTTTATCAGCTTTTAATTTTTCTCTTAAATCAATAATCTCTGTTGCTGGAGCTATTAATTCTACAAACTTTTGGTTTGCTTCTGTAGCTTCTTGTAAAGCTTTTATTTTAGCTTCATAAGCTTTAGGATTAGTTACTAAAGAGATAAAGTCAAGTAGCTGATTATTTCCACCGACAGTGCCGTCAATATTATTTGAAATACTCATGCTAGACCTCCTCCGCCTGCTTGGATCATTGTTAATGTTGCTGTACCTGTCCCTGCGGTTGTTTTTAATCTAATACCTTGTACTGGATATGCAATATTTGAATCTTTTGTTGTAGTTTGCGATGTTAAACTAGGATGATCCGTCCATGTAGCAGTAGAAGGATTAAAAGTATTTGCAAAAACATTATCAAAAGTATACTGCACAGTATAAGTAATAGTACCGGTTACAATTACACTTAAAGCAACGTTAAAGGGGGAAACGTAATGATCCGTTGCATTTACGTTTGAAGTGCCTACCCCTGTTACGCTATAAGATACTGGACGCATTTTAGCCTCCTAATTAAGCTGATGTTGGGTTAGCTGAACCGTCTGAATTACGAACCGCATATACAACAACAAGCGTTACAGAGCCAGTAGTTAAAGTAGCTGCTTTAGTAGCTGTGTAAGTAATAATAGCATCTGTAGCACCAACGTTAGCCCATAATGATGTTACAGCGTTAGAAGCTGTAGCACCTGTCATTGCTGTTGGGTTAGCAGGACCAGTTACAGTAGTAGCACCAACGATATCAGTAGCGCCAATACTTAATTTAACAGTTGTAGCACCGCTAAATGTGTCAGTTGTAAACCAAGTAAGTGAATGTAATATAGCGCCAGCTGGAAGAACAAAAGCTGTACCTGTTAGTGATGCATTAATAGAAGCAAATGGTAATGTTACAGATTGAGTAACTTGAGTTGCACCCATATTGCGGATTGTACCAGCAGTTGTGCCAGTTGTATTTTTTACAGTACCCAATAGCCATGGGCCTAAATGTGAAGCGAATGCCATATGATTTCTCCATACAAAGTTATAGTTTATTAGTCTTGTATGCGCCTGCCGGGACAGTCTAATAAACCGGATTTACCCGGATAAATGAATAATACTACTTTTTTAGATAAAAGCAAGTAAAAAAGGGGCCGAAGCCCCTTAATTTAATAACAGTCTGTAACGATAACCATTACTTGTTCATTACGTACATAGTTACTTCAAAGCCAAAACGCATTTCTGTAGCTGCTGGTTTAGTCCATGCTTTCATAATATTCTCCTAAAATTATATAGAGTTTTCACTCTACAACTGCATTATTTCAAATTGAATGAAAACAAACATCAGGAAAACCATGAAAAAAGCCCCTGTATTTTAAGCAGGGGCCTTAGTAGTACGTGACAGATGCTATTAAGCGCCTGCTGAACCCCACATACCGAGAGGATCTGACCAACCGAATGAATAACGTTCACGTGATTTGTAGCGAACATTACCTGTGTCAAAGTCACCGTCCATTGAGTTAGTCAATGGTGTACGTACGAAGTGTTTCATACCATTTGGCACATCAGTTGTTAAGAAGTATGCATTTGGATCAGTCAAGAAGTGATTGATTGCATAACCTTCTGGGATAGAACCGTTGTTCTTTAATGCATTGATATCGTTGTCAGTTGTGCCAACTCTTAATTCTGTTTCGAGTAAGCGTGTTGCAACGAATTGTAATGCTGGTGGAACAACTAGTTTTCTTGGCTTAGCAGCGATTAAAAGACCACGCTCATCTGTCCAAGCTGCGATTTGAATAACTGCATTTTCCAATGAAGTTTCGTTCAAGTCAGCTGGAGTAGCTTGAGTGTTGCTATTAGTACCGCCAGTAACAAGAGGATGTGAAGTAGAGAACAATGGTACACCATCACCACCATAATATGGAGCTGAGTTTGTGAAACCGTTGTTAAGTACGTTAGCAGCCTTAACTTGTTTTGTGTAAGCCATAGCACGAGCTAATGCTTTAGTATATCGAGCTGATAAAGTGTCATACAAGTTATCTTCGATAGCTTCTTCAGTTAAGCTGAAGCCTAAAGCGATTGTTTCGTGAACATAGCGAGCTGTCCAAGCTTCTTGAGCATTGTCATAAGCGATAGCATTACCTTCGTTTTTAACAGGTGCTGCAGAGAAACCTGAAAGTTTTGTTTCTTCTTCGAAACTACGTTCTGATGATTCAGTTTCGTAGATTTCTTTATGCTCTTCACCGTAACGTTTATATTCGAGACCGAATAGCGCGTTAAGTCCTGGTAAGAGTTCTTTTAGTAGCTGGGCGCGTGAAATTGCCATGTTTTATTCTCCTTATACACCGGTAGCATTGTAATATGAATGCTGTCCGAAATTGAATTTAACGATACAATCTGTGAAAGCGTCACCAACTGTTGAGAATGGGCCGTTTACAAAATCAACTAAACGTAAACCAATAGTTGAAGTTGTGTTACCACCAGCACTGTTCAAAGCGATTTTAGAATCGCCAGTAGTTGTTGAACCTGCAGTTTGAATCACCGGGAAATTCGCGCCAAGGCTAGTTTGTGCAACAGCGCCATCAGCTTGAATTTGGAATAGTGTATCAGGATCATCACATACATAAGCCATAGCATCACTAGCTACTGTGCCTGTTGGCCAGTATTGTGAATTTAACTTATATTTTAAGTTTGGATCTGTGTAAGTACAGCCTAAGAACACACCCACTAAACCAGCTGGGAATTGTGCTGCAGCAGAACCTACAGTTGTTACTTTAACAATGGTACCATTTGTCGCATCAATAGCTACGATATCACCAAAAAAGATGTTAGCAGCATAACCTGAAGTGATTGGTAATTGACGAGTAGAACCCGAAAATACCTGACCACCAATTAGGTTGATAGGACGAAGACCATATGGGGCAGCAGTTGTTGCCATATTATTTCTCCTTTGTTTTTGTTATTTACCACGACCAAATGAAGTCGTTGACTTTTTATCGGCAAACTTGTTCATTCTAGGATCGTTGTCTTTCATGAAGCTATTATCCACCGCGTCAGTTTGTGCTTTGGTTTGACCTTGCATATAAGCTTCGCGTTGTTTAATAAACTCCTCTGGGATTTTACAAAGTAAAAGACCACCAATTTCAATACCGTCTTTATAACGAGTATTTGGGTCTGATACTAATCTTATTTCAGGATGGTCCGCTAGTTTAACGGGTTCCCAACCTTCACGCATTTTGGAGGATACGTTCAAATTATCAGCATTGTTGGTTAAACTAACACGAATCCAACGATAAGCCCAACCAGGGACTTTTTTGAATTCAGGAAGTAATGATGCTGGGCTCCATGAATCTGCTCGTTGAAATTGTTCTTGCGTTGTTAAGTCTCTATCTGTTCTATTTTGTTCCATTATCTATTCTCCAATTTTAAAGTTTCAAGTGCATATGCTTCTGGCGAGATTCCAAGTTTCTTGGCAATAGCTGCCGCTGATTTTGTAATCTTCACTTTTTTAGGCGCGGTTGTACGCGTTGCCGGAGCAACAACAGTTGAAGGTTTAGTAGTGCGATGGGCGGGTGTTTCCTCGTCCAGCGTTGCATCCCCAAAGTATTCTGGGAATCGTTTGCGCATCGTATCATCAATACGATGGTAATAATTATCAGACGTAGGATCAATTCCTGATCTAACTAGTTTTTCGTGCAACCCCAAAGCTAAACTAGTCATTTCCTCGTCTGTTCCAAACCATTTATTATTATCTTGCCATTTTAAGGCTTTTTGATCTGGTTTAAATGCTTGAGGTTGTGATGGTTGTATATATACATCATTTTGATCTTCTTGTAAAGGCTTTTTGAATTTAGGCTCATAGTTCTGAACTTGAGACAGTCTAAACTGTGCATCATTCATCTTAGATTGAGCTTCAATTATTTTGTCTGTATCACCTGAATCATAAGCTTCACGATAGTCTCGTTTAGCTAGACTTAGTTGATTCTCTAAACCACTTTTAAGTGTTTCAATGTAGTTTTCTTCGCCAGTACTTAAAGAACTTTTTAATCTCTTGTTCTCGTCAGCAATCTGTTTAGCATAACTAAGAGCTTCTTCTCTTTCACGAGCTGCAGCTTCTTTAGCACGTCTTTCGTCATGCCAAACTTTTTTAAGCTGAGCCATACGTTGTTTAACGCGTTCAGAGTACTCTTGTAAGTTATCTTTTTCTAGTTCATCCACTACTTCTTTAGGTAAGGGTTCACGACCTTTATCTTCTGGTGGAGTATCATCTTCTATTTCAATATCAACTTCACTATCTTTAACTTCTACTTTTACTTCTGGTTTTAACTCTACTTCCGTATCGTCAGAACCTTCTGGATTTTTGATATCATCAATTACATCATCAGGATATTCAAAAACAATGCCGTTCTCTTTTACTTCAGCCATATATTTCTCCTATACGCGCGCGTAACCACGAGGATCCATAACTACACCCTCGACAGTATCATCGTTAATAATGCGGAATTCTCTTCCGTGGATTTTAAATCTAGTACCTGCATAAGCACGTGTTAGAATAAAATCACCCTCTTTACACCATGGACCTGTAGGGAATCGTGATTCATCCTTATAAGCCATTTCACCTACTTTTAAAACAAACAATACAACAGTAGCATTTTCTTCTACACGTTTTACATCGCCTGCTTTTAAAATACCACCTTCATATGTATCCGAAGCTTCTGGAATTGCACATAAAAGTTTATACCCTTTGATGTCTGGTAGCTGTAAGCCACGTTCTTCAATAGGTATATCTTCTAATTCTACTTCATCAACTTTGGGAACATGTAAAGGCTTCCCATTAAAATCAACTATGTTACTCATCAAATGTCTCCATTCGTTTTGCGAGGTCTGCTATCATGCCTTGTACAGTGAGTAAACCCCGAATATACCCAGCTGCATTTTGGTACGAAGCATAGTCTTTCGCTGCTCCGTCTCCCAATCCTTCTAACATTTGTTTGCGCTTTTCTTCTATCTGAGACATTAATAGTTCTAGCGTATCATCCATGTATTACTCCTTATTTTTTGATTGTTGATCCTTTTGCATTTTTAAGTTGTCCATTGTGGCTTTAAGTCCTAACTCAACACCTTTGGCTTGCTGGTCAGCTTCTAACTTTTTACCTTCCATAGTAGCTTTAAGTCCAGCATTCATACCTGCAATCTTTTCTTGAGATTCAATCTTCATCATTTCAAGTTGCATTTTTTGTTGTTCAGTTTGAGCTTTCAACTGTAGTTCTTGACCCTTCAATTGTAGTTCTTGTTGTTGCATTTGAATGATCGGATCTTGTTGCTGTTGTTGAGCTTGTTGTTGAGCAATCTCACCTTGGTTCTTTTGTAACAATTGTTCTGCAGCTTGTGCTGTTAAACGAGACAACTGTACTTCTGCTTCTGGTGGTAATTCCTCATCAGGTGCTGGCATTGGTGTACCTAAAGTAGCTTCCATTTGTTTTCTATATTCAAACGCAATATGTTCATTAATATGAGCTAGTGCTGCTGCTTGAATCATTTGTGCTTGAGGGTTTTGACCAATCAATGCTGCCATCTTAGGATCTTGCATAGCTGACATATGTACTTTAATATGAGCTTCATGATCTTGATATATAAACGCTTTAACAGGTTTACCATTAATTATGTTCATATTTTCAGATACAGGATCTTTTGGTTTTTGATCTTCAGCAGATGGGATTAGCTTACCAATGTTCTTAACACCTAACACTTCTAGCATTTGTTTGTTAAGTTCTACTTGATCGTAGATTTGTGGGTTAGCTTGAGCCATTTGCATAACTGCTTGATATTGCACAACTTTCTGTGACATCGTAGCTGCGTTTGGATCACTAACAGGTATCACATCTACATCATCATAATCTGCTTGTTTAGCACGTCTATCACCCACTTCTGGATCATAGTTATACTCTGATGGTGTGTAGTCACGAATAATGCCTTTAAGTAATTTAAACTCTTGTTTCATCGCATAGTAGATACGCGCTTGAACAGCTGACATTACTTTGAGAGTTCGCTCGAGAATAGCTAATGTTGTTCCTACTGGAGCATTAGCTGACATATCAGAAACTTTTAGACCATCGGCATTAGCAAACGCACGACCTTCTTCAATAATCTGATTCATTAAACTTTGCAGAACTTGTGAAGGCTCTTTATAAGGTAATGGTAAGATGTTATCGCGGATAGCACCTGATGGTACATCTACGTCTCTCCATTCACCTGGAGCTATGGGGGTGTCATCGCCTTTGATACGAAGACCACGGGACTTCATCCCCCCTGGTAGGTTGCTCAATGTTCCTGCATCAACGAGCTGTCTTAAGATCATTGTGCCTGACTTAGCAAACGCTCCAATCAAGTGGATTAAACCAAAGCAGTAGAATCCAAAACCTGGGATATAGCCATAATGTACAAAGTGTTGACGTTTTTGTTTGTTCTCATCATCTGGGTTCCAGTTACGTCTAATAGCTAGAACAGTACCTGTACCTTTCTCAATAGTGATTACATAAGGTAGCGCTATGCCATCTTCTGAGTCACCATTCTCCAAGTCAACATTAACATGCATCTCAAGGATCTTATAACGGTCATCATTCGTTGGGTTGAAACCCATCTTCTCTGCAATCTTTTTCTCAACTTCATCTAGATCTGCATATGGCTCACCTAAATCTACATCACGGTAGAACCCTGCTACTTGTAACTTACGCATCTCATTTTTAGTCTTACGCATAACATG